GCTCCGAAGACGGAGGCTCTTGCGAATGCTTCTTGTGCATGTGTTTCATTCTCCCAAAGATATCTATCTTTCAATGTATCAAGACTAAACTTATCAAATGTTTTTTCTTTGTTATAGTCTATTTCAATTCCTAAGTAAGGCTTAGTTCCTATCTTATCTTCAATCATTATTCTCTTCCTTTTTGTTTACGTACAAAGCTATTATAGTATAGTGCATAATCTTCATAAGGTCTTGATTAGATTTACCGTTCTTCTTACCGAACCTCATAGCGTATTTCATAATGTTACCAATACAAAATCCTTCTCCATATCCTGAATCAATTATCATATCTGTTGCTTGATACTTACCATTAGCATAGTGTTGGTCATATGTATTTCCAATATACGCTTTGACTTCGTTTAAAATTTTATCTTCGTTAAATTTATAGTTCACTTTTCCATTCCTTTGGTAGTGTATCTTCACTATACCATGTAAAATTATTTGTCTCTGCCCATTCAGCATGAGTTCTTTTTGTTTTATCTTTCCTCATCTTAGCACCCGGCATCGGAGAGAAGGGTTTCTGAAATAAGAATACCAACTCATAGTCTTTAGGTATTGCTTCTCTTATGTGTATGTACTTACTATACTCTGCATAGTCCCAGAATCTACCTTTAGCTTCTAGTAAAATAGTTTTATCATCTATAACTTTTACAAAGTCAGGTTCGTATTTATGTTTAACAATATAGTTAATGTTATCCCAATGATGTTTCCATTCTTGAAGAACAGTCTCGTGTAGTGTAGCTTCCCATAAACTGTCATACCCTTTAGGTACACCAACCTTCTTAGGTCTTGGCTTTCTTGGTACTCTTCTAGGCATTCAGCTCCTCCAAATGAAAGTTAGGATTCTTTTTTAATTTCTTATAAAACCATCTAAGGCTATAGGCACTTAACATAACTCTATTGTTAGCATAGATATGTGTTTGTTCAGGTAAAAATTCTTGTAAGTTTTTCCTAGTTATTCTATTAGCATCTTCTCCTTCTGGAGTCATAGTCTTTATCCAACCTATAAGTTGGTCTTCAGCTTTACGTCTTAATAGTTTTGATTTTTTACCACTCATATTTGTGTTACCTCTATAACATTAGGAACTTTAGGTACTTGAGTTAAGTATCTGTTCCCGTTTGAATATTTAAATACTCTTAATCCTTTACCTTCGTTAGCATCTTTATGACACTCAAACTTATGTCTGCAATATACACAACCTTTAGGCAGTTGCATGTTACCAGACTTACCATCGGGTATAGGATTATAACATCTTTCTGGCGGTGTCTTAAGCTTAACAGCTTTCTTGACACTACTTATTTTCTTTTTGATATTTGGTTTATCAAAGTCATCTGGTCTAAACATAGCTAACTCTCCTGACTCTTTATTCAGGGCAAGGAATCCACCATTGTTTGTACCTTCTGCTTCTTCGTAACCTGCTAGTTGAGCCATGTATCCAAACGCATCTTGCTCTGCCAGTGTACCATCTTTAAATTTCTTAAAGGCAAAGCCTGAAGCAGTCTTAACATCAACAACTTCTCCATCAATAACACAGTCCATGTGTCCTTTGATTCCGGATACTGTTATTTCTTTCTGTTCACTTGTTACTTCATGTCCAGATAACTTAACAAGAAATAAAACTATCTCTTCAAGTAGATGTCCATATAAGAACTTAATGAATAAAGAGGGTGGCATTCTTTCAGGAGTGCCTTCTGATTTCATATCATACCATAGCTGTCTTTCTTTCCTACCTATGTTAGACATTCTAAGAGAAGGTTTACCACGAGGAGTGGGATGAGACCAGTCATATAGAATCTGTTTCATTGATTCTCCAAACTGTTCTATTGTGTCTTCTTCTAAGTCGATGTGTTTATTATCAGCCAGTACGCCTATCTTATTATAGATGTCTTCTACTAATGTGTCAAGTGTTTTTTTATTTTTAGTCATTATTTTTATGATTTACAAAGTTAAGTTTTCTAGTGGCGGGATTAAAATTAAGTATACGTACATTCAAATCTAGTTGAGTTTCTGTTCTAGACCTGCCCGACTTTCCTGATTTTGTTTTAACATCAATGTATGTCATCTCTCCATCTTTTGTAGCTATTAAATCTATTGGTCCAGAACAACCACAATTTTTAAATACTTCATATCCTTTATCCCATAGCCAAGTTACTGCATAGAACTCAGCCATGTCTCCTTTACGATTATCTAAAGAATGTTTACTAATGTGTTTCACTCCAACTTCTCCCTGTCTTGTATTCACCATCCAAAGGACAGCGAAGATTAAAATGTGTACCTGCTTTGACAATACTATCTACTGCCAACTGACCTACCTTATCGGCATGACACGAAGGAACTTCTATCTGCCACTCATCATGTATGTTGGCAACAAACTTATATTCCATGTTGTTAAGTACAAGTAACTCATCAAGTATAACTAATGCTTTCTTCATAACGATAGCACCTGCTCCCTGTAACAAAGTGTTAAGAGAAGAGTGAGCATTACGTATGTAAAGCTTCCTACCATCTAAACCTTTGAGGTATTTTTTTGAAGCTGCTCTTTGTACTCTGTCTCTAAGAGACTTAAATGTAGGCTTATTATCAAAGAAATATTGTCTAGCTCTCTTACCATCTGATGTATTTCCTCCGACCACGCTTCCAAGTTTTTCATCTCCTGCTCCGTACATGAGTGCATAGATGAATGTCTTTGCCTTATCTCTTGATTCAAGTTTTGCAGCTCTTTGATTAGCTGTGTGTATGTCTCCATCTAATATCTCCTTTATATAGTCATCATCATTCATATAGTGTGCCAACATTCTAAGCTCTAGACCACTGGCATCTACACCTAGTAGTACATTACCTTCATCTACAATCCAACAAGACCTACATTCTTTACCATAAAGGCTGTGAACAGAAGGTACTTGTGCCATGTTAGGACTTCTATGAGTCATCCTGCCTGTGATAGCACCATTAGGTATAACGAAACCATGCACACGACCATCATCTTCTACAGAGTTGACCCAAGAATCTACTTGAGCTATTCGTTTCTGTATCAAAAGAAAGTCTGCAATAAGTTTTGCTTCACGTATATGTGTAACTGCTGATAGAGTTTTCTCATCTACTATAGGTTGACCTGTAGGTGTGAACCTGTCGGGCTTCCAACCAAAGTCAATAAGATATTCTCCAATCTGTTTACGACTACCAAGATTAAACTCTTGTAAAGTCTGTCTCATGAAAGGCTCAAAGTTATTTGTATCCAAACATCTTTGATACTCGTCATCAGTTACACCACGTTTAGATAAGTTACCATCCTTCTTAATGTAAGGCTTGACTAACTTATCATCTACCCATTTAGGTTTGAATGTATTGTGTACTTCATCTTCTATACGTTGAGACTTTTCTCTTAGCTCTGCTAATAAAATTAATGCAGACTCCATATCAAACATGAAACCATTTACTTCTTGCTGTTTAATAATCTTAGCTACAGATTGCTCAAGGTCTATACAAGATTTGCTAAACCCTTTCGACTCATTGCGAAGTGATTTATATACTAATGTATTTACTTGTACATCTCGCACACAATACTCTAACATCTTAGGAGAATAGTTTAGGTAGTCTTCAAAGTCTATCTTTGCTAGACCAAGTTTGTATCCCCACTTCTCTAAGCTATGCCCACCATCTCTTGTAGGATTGAATAGCCTAGAGAGTACAAGAGTATCTATAACTTCTTTATCACTAAGGTCAATGTTACCAAACTTTTCTACTAATGGTATATCAAATCCTATAATGTTATGTCCAATTAACCTGTCGGCTTTCAATAAAAGTTCGTAACCTTCAGATAGTTTATCAGGTGGATACTTATATATCTCTCCTGTGTTTGCATCTTGTGCTACAATACAATGTATCAGCGTTGCCTTCAGGTCATCTGTCTCTATGTCAAATACTAAATCCATAACTAAAATGCCTCATCTAAACTGTTGTCAAATTCTATATCATTATCAGAAAGTTCTGATAGTCTACCAGTCTCAGCATCATAGATTACTCTAGCTGCAAGACCTACATCACCAGTATACCTAGACTTAAGAACTCTTAGTCTTGTAGTCCTAGCTTCATCAGGGTCATCTGCTTGTTGGTTTCTTTCTAATGCTATCACACAATCACTAAGCTGTCCAATACTATTTGAACCTCTTAGATGAGATAGTGATACTTCAATACCATTCTCATGACCCTTGTTACCATCAACTCTACGTAAGTGTGAAACCAAAATGATTCCTGCACCTGTCTCTTCTACCAAACTTCTTAGTCTAGTCATGATAGTATCAATGGCTCGTCTTTCATCTCCTTCATGTACAGCACTGACTAACATATGTAAATGGTCAACGACCACCCACTTGCAATCACATCCTATAATCATGAAACGAAGCTTAGTAAAGATGTCATCAATGTCGTTAGTTCCGAAGTGGGAATGTACCCATACTCTATTTCGGTTATCACCATCGTATAGCATATCAAACATCTTATCTAATTCTTCTTTGGAAAACTTCTCACGTTCTTGGTCAACGTACAACCTAGCGTTAGCTTCGATAGATAAGATACCATCAATGGTTCTTCTCCAATCTTCTTCTAATGCTATGATGCCTACGTTATCTTCTGTGTTCTTGATAAGATGATGTTCAAGTTCTCTTGTAACACTTGACTTACCAAGACCAGTACCACCTGTAAGTGTGACCAGTTCTCCTGCTCTAAGACCATACAATTTCTTGTTCAGTCCTTCATAAGGATAAGGAACGCTTTGTTTCTTTTCACGATTGTGAAACTTCTCACGTTGTTCAGTAACATTTATAACACCAGAGGGTGTATAAACTTTACTAGCCCACCAAGCCTCAACAAATTCTTTGTGCCTATTAGAACGAAGCATATCGTTAGGGTCTTTAAAACCATTAGGTAAAGAAAGTATCTTAGCTTTCCCGGGCTTGAAAAGTCTAGCAACTTTAATAGATGCTTCCTTTCCTGCCTTATCATTATCAAATGCAATGATGACATTTTCAAACTCTTCAAAGAACTCTAAGCTTTCTTTGATGTCTCTCACTGCACCATTTGCACCACGCTTGATAGATACAACAGCCCACTTAGAACCTAACAGTTCATAGGCAGCCATTGCATCACACTCGCCTTCAGTTATAGTAACATACTTGCCACCTTTAAATAACTGTTGACCAAACAAACCTGTCTCGTTGTAAGTTCCAGATACAAAGAAGTCTTTGCTCTTTACGTTACGAACTTTAGTAGCTGATAACTCATGACCATTATAGAATGGATAGAAATGTTTAACTACATTACCTTGCAGGTCGTGTACACATTTAACTCCATACTTCTTGGCTGTGTTAACAGTAATCTTTCTATCAGTCAAGGCAGAAAAATTACCTTCATCTACTATATCAGGCTGTTTAGTCTGTGTTGTTGTCGCTGTTTGCATATCCTTTCCTCCACATGCGTTAGTATAGCTCGGCATAAATTCTCCACAACTGAAACACTTTGCTGAATCATCTTCGTTGATTCCTACAGCATCACTACTGTTGCAAAGTGGACAGGGTTGGTGTAGTTTGTCCCAAGTTTTATCCATGTTAGCCCTCACTATGAATTAAGATTCTTCTGTATCTTCTACAGGTTCTTCTACAGTTTCTTCTTCTTGTTCAACGACAGCCTCTGGACTATCTT